GCTGTGTCCTTGTCTTCGCTGAACTCGATCTTATCCTCGATCTCAACTTCACAAACATCCCACTTGGTATTCCAGTTTTCATTACGCCACTCGTGAGCAGAGTGGATCTCAAGCTCATGTTGCCCATGCATCCTCTTAGTCACAGGATCAAGCAATACTTGCAAAGGCATAGGTGAAATGACACTACAAAAACGAGGATCATCACAAAGATCTGGGCTTAGATATTGGTATAATTCATACACCACTTTACTAGCTCCATGAAGATAAACAGTTTGGTCACAATGATTAGGCATTATTCATCCTCCTGTAAAAGAAATGCATACTGAGGACACTTGAAGTCGTCTCCCCAAATCTCAGCTTCATCAAAGCCGTACAGAATTAATCCGTCCTCGGCACTTTGTCCACGTTCATACACAACCAAGTCATATCCGGCAGGTATGCCTCCCTCAAACTTAGTCAGAGAGCTGATATTGTGTATCTTCATTTTTCGGGGTGTTGTATCGTAATTCATTTTAATATCCTTAGTTTGATTAAATTGGTAGTAAGGAACAAGTTATAGGTTCTCGCTCCATGGGTCAAGAAAATAATTTTAGAGGGGTGAATACAAAGTTTACTATATAGACACATTTCCCACAGATTTTATTTTTTTTTGAAAACTAAATTCATATTTGGTGTAATCAATGTAATCAGTGTAATCACCTTTATATTTATATACTTCAAACTAGCCCAAAGATGATTACACCTGATTACGTTGATTACACTTTCTGTGGAAAAAACGCCTATATAGAGAAGTTGCCCTCGCTCTTTCTTTGATATAACTTGTACCTAAAGAACAACGAGGATCAAATGAACTCTGCAAAAAAGAAAATAGAAAAAGAACATGGTCGAACTCTGACCAATAGGCAAACAACCTTCGCCCGACACATAGTTGAGGGCATATATTCCAATGCCGAATGTGCTAGAAAAGCAGGATATTCACATGATGTAGCAAACAACCAAGCTTCAAAGCTTTTGAATGGTAGGGAATACCCTCATGTATTGGAGTATATCCAAGATCTAAGGGCTGAGAGGGAACGTAGGTATGGCGTGACAACCATTGGACAACTTGAGAGACTTCATCAACTATCTAGTGGCGCAGAGGAAGCAGGGCAATTCTCGGCAGCTATTAACGCGGAAAAAATCCGCGCCGCTTTGGGTGGTTTGACTGTTGATCGAAGGGAGCAGGTGAATACTATTGACCAACTATCTCGTGATGAAATTGTCGGAAGGTTGGCAGATTTACAGAAAAAATACCCTCAAGTTTTTGAGATCGAGGGGACATATAAAGACGTAACTGAGGGAGAAAAAGATGAGTGGTCAGGAAGCGAACTTTTGGAGCACGATACGAAAAAACCTACCGAAGAAGTGCTTCGCAACGAGGATTGAAAACAAACATGGAGGTGGTGTTCCAGACGTTCACCTTGTCTGGGAAGGTCTACCCTTCTGGCTAGAACTCAAGGTTACAAAATCCAACGCGGTCGCCGTCTCGCCTCATCAAGTCGCTTGGCACATGGCATATTGGGCACGAGGAGGGTCAAGTTTCTTCTTAGTAAAGAGAGCCTCTGACCGAGAACTACTTTTGTTTGGAGGGGAAAAAGGGGTGGATTTGGCACGAGGTGGGTGCTCTGCGGTTCAAGTACCGAGTTTCAAGAACGTGGATGAGGTATTCTGCGCTCTGCGCCCTCTTTTAGTTGATAAATATTCTAGTGCCCTGCGCCCTGCGCCTTGATCCTGCGCTTTTGTTGGCTCTGCGCCCTGCGCGTCTGGATTTTCGCGCCACGTTTAAAAAAGCCTGGGAAGTTAATCCCAGGTTCGAGGTTTATTTACTTTCCTTAGTTGGTTATGGATCCAATTCCAATTTAATAAAAAAGCTTCTTCTTTACCATTTTCTTCAATAAACAACTCTTTACACAAACTTATAAAATCATCACCTCCTTCCTTCTCAAAATATTCAAACTCTTCCTTGTAAGAATTTATTGCACAGTCTTCCATAAAATTATTTACCATTTATATGTTGCCAAACTTTTCTATCATAGCCGCAGAAATTTTTGCACAAATAGCCTGGTTAAGCTTGCGACCCTCTTCTGTTTCATCGAGTTTCATAGGTATTAAATCTTTATAGTGATGTGCCATTAGTTTAGCATGATAGGCGCATTTATCGTCGAACGTATGATCCATTAGTCTCGCGTCGTTCAATTCATTTTTTAAAGATTGTAATGCTGTTGTACTCATAATATATTCCTTTGTTTAATTAAAAGGGGCAAGCTGCCCCTAGGTTTAATGCTCTACGATTGCGACCGATTTTGCAAGTGTTATTCCTTTGCACAATTTGCAAGCGGTACATTGAACGCGACGACCTGCTTCTTTTGATGCAGGACAAAGTGTCTCTTTTGCTTTATCTAATTGCCCTAGATCCGCGATCACTCGAAAGGTTCGACGACCTGCTTTCCAATGGTCGATGGCCTCTTGCTTATTGTCCGCGCTTTGCATCGCGATATCGGGACGCCACCCGGATTGATGGCTATATGCCGTGAAGGTATCCGCCTCTGCGAGTAATTGATCCCATACAAATTCGGGTACGGCACCTGGGTCCCCGTAGGTTCCGACCCTAACAAACCGATCACGGCCAATAGTATTTCTATTCTTTTGAGTATTGGCTGCCGGATATATTCCTTTAATAAAAGACTTCCAAACTATCAGGACCCCTTGTCCCAGGTTAACATAGCATCGACGACCTTTTGCAATCTTGCGCGCCGGGTCGGTTGTAATTTCTCCGCGCATTGTGCAATCGCCACAAATAGAATAGTCCGCGCCGCTCTTGCTTGCGTCCCTGGGATCTATATCCGAACGCAAAATATAAGTTTGCACGACCTTCCCGGTCTTGGTGTTTCGGTCGGAATACGTCGCAATAACGACGATAGGTTTACCATCCAATAGGCTAGGCCCCTTGTATATGATACCATTTTTCATAATATTTTCCTTTGTTTAATTAAATTAGTGATTACATATTAACAGAATACAAGCCTGGTGCAAGTAAATAATTCTCTGCGCCTCTGCGCCTCTTCTGTTTTGTTATTGTCTCTGCGCCTCTGCGCCTCTGCGCGCTTGTTTGTTTTTTATATGTTTGGCAGCGGCCGCGTCCACGGCAAAAACCTAGGCAATTTCCTGCCTAGGTTGGTGTTTTATAAGATAGTAAAATCTAACATGGTTCGCGGAAAGTTTTCTAAACCATAACACGCGCCACCATTGATACCATCAAAACCCCAAGAGGGTTCGTTTACGACGTCTTTAACTTCGACACGTTCCCACTCGATCCAATTGTCAGCGTTTGTTTTAGTAACAACACCGATTACGGTCGCGGATACAGTGCCCCTGTATCCGTCCTTTTCTTTATAATTTTGCGTATGTGTATAAGAAAACCTAGTGCCATCAGTCATTTGCCCCTTCACTTGTCAGCCTCCTTTTTTTGTGCTCTATCCCATGCTACGCTGAATTGCTTTATCCAATCGTGTTGCTTGTCGGTCAATCGTGTCGGATCAAACAAATATTCTTGCGCGTCGATGCAATCAATCTTTTGCTTGGAGCAATAATCTTCGTAGACATCGCATAGATATTCTAAGTTTATCCCATAGTGCTCTGTCGGACAAACAGCAAAACGACCGCTTGCATCCATGAATGGATCAGTTATCCAAACCCCTTCAAACTCAAATTCTAAAAACTTATAGCTATCAACAAAGGTTATAACTTTTTGAAAGTCATCTGTTGAAAGCAAATCGTTTTCATAATGTCCAAGGAAGTTATATCCATCGGCATTAAATATTGAGAACCTTGGAGCTAGCACGTCCAACCCATAAATTCTTTTTGAATTCTTTTTGCGTTCTTCTAGATCATGGCTGTCTATCCAAATATGAAGGCCGTTATGTTGAAAACTTGGCAATTCATCGTTTCCATAGCTAGTGCATCCCCAATTCTTGGGGATGCTTAGATCGGTTGTATATGTGTCCCAATCCATGTTTAGTGCTCCGTCGGTAAATAGTGAACATGATACCCATCGGCGCGACCTGTCCAAATTTCAATACTATCTAGGGGAAAGTCTGTGTATTCAAAACTTTGCGACGCTAGCACGTTATAGTCACCGTCTTGTATTTCAAGTTTGTAACCGTGGTCAGATTTTGAAAGCTTGCTACAGTATAAATCTTGCTTTGCAAGGTTGCCGTAATCGATATGCGACGCGATCGCGTCAAACAACCAATAAGCTTGCAATTGATCGGCAACAAACTTCGACCCATCGGTAAGCGCGCTTTTAGATAATGGGCTAAATCTGTGATGGTTCAAGGAACCTGTGAATTGCGCCAAGTTCTTTTTGAACTCATTTAAATTAATATCCATAATGTTTTTTCCTTTGTTAAGTAATGTCTCATTGTACAATATATACAATGAGACAACAAGTTTTAATTAGCCTCGGTTCTGATCCAAGTAAATCTTTGCGAGGGTTTGCTTTTCTTATCACAGTATTTCTGCCATGATCTAGGCTTGTTTGTTTGCCACCATTCAAGGTTTGGGGTTAGTGTTTTTCCCTCTGTCGGTTTTAGAAAAGCATAGCCGCGCTCTAATGCTTGCTTGCGTATTTCTTTTAATGCTTGTTCATAGGTTTCTTTTAGTGCGATCGCTTCAAGTTCTAGATCGCTTTCAATCTTTTTTACCATTGTTTTATTTCCTTAGTTAAAAGTTAATTGGATTAATTCCCCTTAACAATTACATTGTTAAGCTATAACTTACACATTGTCAACAACTAATACACAAGTTTATTAAATTAATCTTTAAGGGGTTACTTATTGATTTGCGTTTCAAGGTCGCGTCTGCGCGCCGACCCCAACCCCCTATATAAGTACAGTACGAAGTACATTTTGTACTATAATATTGGTTTCGTAAATTCATTCGCAGATATTTTCATTGCCATGTCCAAGGCCCAAGGCCCGCCTAAAAAATGCCCACTATATTTTCATTTGGGTTTATAGTATGTTGTATGTAATTTCATTTGGGGTTGTTATGACGAAGCAAGCAGATTTCATCGATTGCGTTGATCTTTGGACCACGGTCCTCCCTTATTCGACTTTTCCTTCGAGTACGATTGCGTGGCGTTTGGTACCTGCGATTGAGAGTGGTCAGTATAAGATTTGGCATAACGAGGGTGGATCGTGTGCGGGGTTTGTGACCTGGGCGTGGATGACGGATGAGGAGTTTGAGACGCGGGAATATTGGGGGCCTGATATATTTCGGCGAGAAACAGGTGACAAATTAGTTTTTGTTGATATGATTGCACCCGAGGGCACTTCTGGTGTATTAGGGTTTTGTAGGGATCTTCGTAGGATGTTTATCTCGGAGTTCCCAGAAGTTAAAAAGGT